GTAGAGCGGACGACTGTAGATCGTTTGGTCACTTGTTCAAATCAGGTTATCTGGATCTATATAGAGGACGCAAGTCTTCATTATCTGTTTTATAAGTATACTTTTTCTAATACTTATAAAATTACAAAATAATACAAAAAATGAACCAAACAAAAATAATAAAATCAATATATATTTCTTTCATAAAGAACTTCAAATTCTAAGTTAAAACTAAAATCGCTACCATTTAAATCAATTGATTCACCATATTCGTCAATTAATTGTATATGCATTCTTTTAATATTAACAGGACCAAAGTAATTTCTTCTTTTTACAGTATCTGTTTCATGAAAAATAAATAATTTATTATTAACTTCTTCCGTCATTGGTATTCTTGATAATATATTTTTTTCTAAAAAACTGTCCTGATATACTATTTTTACTAATTCATGCATTGATTTTTGAAAATCATTTATACATAAAAATAAATATTTTGTGACATTTAAATCATATTGACAATCACTTGTAAACTGAAATTCTCCACTATAATTTTCTTTTCTAAATCCTAATAACCAACCTAAAGATGTTGTTGAAATCCTTTTATCTAATTTTTTACCTGTAAGTGGTTTTTTACTATTTGGAGGACAAGGATTACAACCTGGGTCATTTGTATTTTTTACTCTTAAATTAATATTTCTTTTTTTTGATTCTTGAAATTGTTCTTGAGACTTTTCTATATTTTTCTCTCCACATTTCATTTCATAATCAAAACTAATATCTAATTGACTTGTTATTTCATTATTTCCATTACCATCAATAGCAGTAACTTTTGTTTTATGAGTAGTAGAATCAAATTCTATTTTAACGCCTATACTATTTAATGCATTTTGACTAGTATTTAAATACTGAATTAAATCTGTTTCATTATAATTACCGTCGGGTACTTCTATAGTTGTTTCCGTAACAACGCTTGTATTTGTAGTTTTTTTTACGTATATTTTATTTGTTTTTTTCTTAACAGAAATATTATAAATTGTATTATTAATTTCAAATGATTCTAGACGCATGGAGAGAATATTTTTCAACGCGACAGGTAAATCAATATAAAAATCAGTTGATTTAGAAAATAAATAATTTTTTCTAAATTTTGTATCAATGCTAAGATGAGTAATTGTTTTTTTTGTTTCGTGTTGATTTGAACTTTCTTTTTTATAAGGAGGATATTCAAACTTGTTTGAAGGATGTAATAAATCGATATTTGGATTTTGATGAAATTCTTCTTGTTTTGATTCTTTTTTTATTACTTCAACTAATTTTAAATTTATTTGATTTATAAATTTAACTAATCTTTTTTTTTGTTCTTTTGGATATATTTGTATTTGCATAATTTGCGCTATCTTTTTTTTTACTTTTGTTTGCAAATCAGCATAATCAAAGTTAATGGCTTCAATATTTAAAAAGTGTTTTAAATCATCAATACTATAATTAGATATATCTAAGTCTAAGTTATTCATATGTACTAATATAGTATTGTGAATTTATTTTAACTGTTTTTATGATATTAAAATAAATATCATAAAAAAGTACTAAAAAAAATGCACGATAATTAACGGCGTCTGCGACGTCTACGGCGAGTTCGGCGACGTTTTTTGTCACCTGGACATGAACCACACATACCACCGCGTCGGCTTCTACGACTTTTGCGAGATTTGCGGCGGCGACGGGAGCGTCTTCGGCGGCGTCTTCCTCCTTCCTGAGCGGCAGGAGGCTGTGATAAATCGGCACTGGCAGGAGTTCTTTGAATAGCATCACTTCCTTGTTCTTTTTTCTTAAGTCCAACTGCAGCGAGACCATTAGAAAGACCGGCCTTTAATGAATCTAAAAATCCACCTCTTTGTTTTCTACGACGTCTTCTAGTTCTTCTTCTAGTTCTACGCATTATATATATAGTTAATATAAATAAAATTTTTTGAATAGTTTAAATTTCGTAATAACTTTCTAAATATTATTTAGTATATGGATGTCGAAACAATAGAATTATTTCAAAAATCAGAACTGCCAAAAAAAGGTTGGTTACAATGTTGTTTTCATTGTAATTCAAAAACATCCCTACTTACTCATATAACTACATTTACAGATAATAAAAAAATATATAAATTTTATGCACACATATGTAAAGATTGTAAACAAACCTTTAGAAAAGATGAAATTATGTATTACAATTTCATGCAAGAAAGTAAAATTTATATACGAGATAAATATTATTATTTACTGTCCAGTTGAACCAAAACCTCCAGACCCTCTTTCTGTACTAGTCAACTTATTTACTAGTCTAACATGAAAGTTTGGACACAACCCCGGCATGCAAATTTGTGTCATTCTAGTTCCCATTTTTACATACGAATAACTATTTGATACTGTATTGTGTAGTGCGGCACAAAGATTTCCACGATAACCTGTATCAATAATGCCAACATTATTCGCTAAACTAAAGTTTGTCTTATAAATACTAGACCTAGCATAAAGATAGTATGGAGAAGGTTGCATAGAAGGAATACTACCAACAATATTACGAACAATGTATGCAGCAATCTGAACTCTCAAATTACACAACTTTTTCTGTCCTGGATTATATGTGTAAATTCCATCTTGTGACCAGCACCACTCCTTTACCCACGGAACAACCAAATCAAAACCACTATCCTTAAATTGATTTTTTATCTTTTGCCCTAGTTGGTCCTTAACATACTTTGACTTTTCGTGTTCACTAATCTTTTCCATATAAAATTCAATAAGTTTCTTTCGTTCTTCATCAGTGTAATTTTCATCAAATTCATCACTTACTTTTATAAAAACACAATAATCATTAATGTTGGCATCTTTTATACTAAAAATAGCACTCGTTGAAGAACTCATACAATCACTAGGATAAATAATTTGACTGGGGTCTTTTGTTTCACCGCTCATGGTATTCAATATACTAAATTTATATTTAATATATTGTAAATCAATTTTATACATAATATGCTTAGCAACGAGAAGATGAATTGTTCATTAAAGGTTCTTCATAATTTCCTGTCATCTTTCTATAAGATAATTTCTTTTTTAAATAATCACTACTAGACATAAATCTTAAGTCTTTTGTAATTGTTGCCTTACCTTTTCCACAATTATTATTACATGTGGCAGGTAAATATGATGGAAGAAAACTGCTTCCCGATGGTGGTATAAGATTAGGATTGGGCTGTGAAAAAGGTGGTACAGCATTAGGGTCACAATGGACTACTCTGTTATCACAGCGTATCTCTTTAAGTTTTATATCTTTAATATGTTGTGAAGAAGCAACCTTAGGTTCTCTTTTATGCGTGACCATCTGATCAGGACTATTAACAACAGATGGGTCGCTTATTGTAACAACACGAGATGCTAATCTTCCTAAACCCTTCAAACTTCTTTTATTATAATTATAATAACTAGTTTGCCGGGACACCTTTTTATCATCACTAACATTAGCAAAACCTGTGGGTGGACAACAACGATTATTATTAACCATTCCCATAACAGGATTACTTCTAACCTTTCCTCTTCCTACCATATTTAATGCAAATGGTTGACCTCTCTGTCCTGCATATCTATTTTGCATATTTAATTTAGTTTTTTCATTTGCCTTTCTTCTTAACACTGCAAGTGACATATATTAACTTGTTAGAAATTAAATATACAATAAATATCTATTTTCCGGGTTTTCTTCTAAGCAACGTTCTAAAGCATAATATAACTTTGTCTCACATAAACTAGGTAAATGAGTTTCTAAAACCAAATCTTTTTCTATTTTTTTTAATGAATCAACAATTATCATTGCTAATGAAAAATAACAACTTTTATAAGATATTTCTGACGGTATCTTAGTTAATTTTTTCATCTCTGGAGAGAAATATTTTGATGATTTTTCTAATGGTTGCGTTATTTCTATTTTTTCATTTTTGATATCAATTAAAGATTCTGAATTTAAAATTAAAAACATAAAATTATCATTATCTAATTCTAAATAATATATATTTTCTAGTTTTATTTCTGATAAAGTTATATTTGATTCTTCTAAATTTTTAATTTGTTTTTTGATATCTAAAAAAAATCTCTCCGCATGTTTATAAAGAAAGGGTTCAGTTTTTAAGTAATCATTGAATCCAATTATATTTGTTGCTTTAACAGAAAACTGATTTTTTTTTTGTTTTAACAAAAATTTAACAGAATCCCATAATTTGTTATTTTTTTTAATATTAAATTTAACAACTGTTTTTAATTTTATAACTTCAACTTTATTATTACTAATTATTTTCATTTATATATTCTTAAATGAAATTTTTTTAATTAATTTATATATATTTTCTTATAATATTATATAAATGTCATCAAAAAGTTCAGGTCAAAGAGGCGTGATAGCAGAAATGGATTCAATTAAATCTATGCCCCAAAGAAAAGATGAGTTTTTAGCAGATATAAGAAACAATAAAAGTCAGTATGCAGATGCTTTAGATTTCGCAAACAGAATAGGTTTAGTAACAGCCTCAAATGTAGATGAAGCAATATCAAATATTGAACAAGAAGATGCAAGTAATATAGCAGAATTGCTTAAATTATGTAAAAAAATACACACAGCAATTACAAGTAAAAAAGGAGGCGGAAAAAGAAAGAAACGCGGTGGCGCGATGAGTCCACACGAAAAAGCATGTTTAATGAGAGCAGTAAAAGAACTTGCTTTCGTTGTATGTGGTGTTGGAGGAATGGCCGCTGTAGCAACATGGTATGCACCATTAGGTGCACTTGCTGCTAAGTTTGCAGGTTTTGGGATAGTTGGTTCTATTGGGGCATATATCATTTGGATGTTGTCACCATTTAAAAAATGGTTTGCTGAGTTTACTAAAGTTGAATTAAGTGTTTTATTTATTGCACTTTTTTTACATAGTAGAGTGTGTAAGTGTTTAAAAGCAAAAGAAAGAGTCGCGATTGTAGATTACGAAAACAAATGTAGTTCAAATGAAAAATTTGAAAAAAGTGTTTTTGATATGTCAAGCAAAATATTAAATATTAATTATTTTGGATTTGGATTAGGTGGTGATGAACATTTAAAAAAAGTACAAAAAAGTATGACGGGTGGTATTATTAGAAAAATATTAAATAGATTCTTTCCAGAAGATGATAGACCATCATTGGGAGGTTTTGAAAGAGGCCCGGGGCATCGTCTAAATGATGGTGAATCAAAAAACAGTAGTGGTTTGATTACTAAATCTCAACAAAGAAGAGCACGTGCGATTGCTCTTGAGCCAAATTCTACAGTGAAGTCTCAACTTAAACAAGAACAAGCAGAATCACAACAACAGTATGCGAATCTCAGAAGAAAAAGTGCGATGGGACACGAATTGGATGCCGCAGATAATGTTGGATTTTTAAATAGATTTAACCCATGGGGAGCATTAACACGAGAACAGGTTTTGGATAAATATGGCGAACAATCTACACACACAGGTGATATGTTTTCTCCAGGACCTCAAGATGAAGATGATGAATATTATGGAGGAAGAAGAAAAACTCGTAGAAAAAGAAGAAGAAAACGAAGAAAAACACGTAAGAGAAAAACACGTAAGAGAAAATCACGTAAAAGAAAAGGAGGAAAAACTAAAAGAAAAAAAAGACGCAGTAGACGCCGATAAAAAATTGAACTAAATTTTTGATAATTAAATTATTGTAATTATCAAAAAACAACACAAACTATACAAAACAACATGATTGCAATTATTATGGAAAGTATTTTTACACTATTCAAAAAAAATTGGAAAAAGATATTATGTACATTTCTTATTTCCTACTATTTAAATATCACCTTTGGATTTTTGTGGTGGTCAGACATCTATTATGAACTATGTTTTATACTCAATGAAAGAAACATTTCTGTCCCAAACTACACATACAACATCTTTTTCGTCACTTGTTTAACAATTTATTTCATCCAGTTATACAATATGTGTAACTATTACAGTAATTAAAACTAAAATATTATTTCCAAACAAAATAAAAAAAATATACAACCCGTTTTTTTCATACAATGAACACATCTATTTATATAATTGTGCGCAGAAATACAAAAAGAATAGTTCCAATAAACAAAACACTTATAAAACAAATTGCTTTGCGTTGAACACAATCCATACATTCAATAAAATCCTCGTCGTCATCATATTCTTCTTCTATTACAACAATTATATCGTCATCTACGATAGATTCTTCATGTAATTCTACGGTTTTTATAATATCGCCCATTAGTTCGACTATTGTGTATTGTGTTATGAGTTTCTTAGGTATAAAAGAGTTCAATTTTCTCGTGTGTAAAAAAAATAGGCTAGGCGCTGTTTGTTTTTGTTTTTTTTCACTTTTTTGTTTTTTTCACTTTTTTGTTTTTTTGTTTTGAGAACTTTTTGAAAAGTTCTTTTTTGATTTTTTTTCTTTTTTGGATTTTTTATGGTTTTGTGATTTTTTTGAAATGTTATTTTTTGATTGCGAGGCTATTGTATCGCCTTCTTTTGTGGGGTGATATTTGCCAAAAAGTTCTTTTTTCCGACGAGCCTTATCTTTTTTAGTTTTGCGTTTATACGATTCAACATCATTTGATTTGCGGCCCATGGTGATTTAAGATACATTTACAAAGAAATAGGTTGAGTTTATCAATTTTTTACTCGTCATCCTCGAGTTCATAGTCTGATTCCTCTTCCTCAGTTTCCTCGCCAGATTCCCATTCCTCTTCATCGTCTTTTACTATTTCTTTCAGAGGTTCAACGTCGTCTGGTGCAATGAATGCAATATCCTGTTGGTAGTAAGAAGGGTGATTGACCAATGCCTTAATTTGCATCTCTAGTTCCTTAGGCAACTTTTGAGTGACGCTTTCTACTTTAAGAGCGTTCTCGAGGTGATTAGCGTATACACTATCGGCGGTTTTTTGACGTAAGTCTTTAACGGAGCCAAAGAAATGACCCCTATCATACCCACCATCATAGTGATCACATCCGCTGAAACCAGAACCCTTAACAAAAGTAAGGTTTTGGAATCTCTCAGGCGCGGCCCTAGTACGGTGAGGATTGCGTCGAACAGTAGTAGTAGCCATTATATTTAAGGTGTAGTTTGCTTTTTCCCAGGTAGTTTTTTGTGTTTTTGCTACAATAAGGTTATTTCTTATTTTCAACTTCAATTTTTTCACCAGCGCTCAATTTTTTTGAAATTGAAGTATACCAGGGCAAATTTTTACCTGGTTATGAATTTTTGCCTGGAAAACTGTAAGAAAATTGAAGTTTATTTTCCTCCTAAGAAAAGCATTATAAACACCTACACCGAACTACTCACCTGTACCCGATACAACACTTAAACACTTACACTATGTCTTCCAACTCTCAGACTATGAATCAGCAGGAGCGGCGCGATGCGGCCTTTAGGGCCAATAGCGGCAACCGCGTTAGCCTGTGCATCGCACGTGTCTTCCCTAACATCGGCTGGCGACGCATTAAGCGCCACATGATCGATGCTCAACTAGGGTTCATCGAGCGGGTCGATGTTGTACCAGTCTACGACAAGCAGACGGGAAAGATTCGCTTTAAACGGGCGTTCGTCCACTTCCGCGAGAATGCGTGGAACAACCGCGACCCTCAGGCTAGGGAGGCACTTGAGCGCCTCCGCAACGGCGAGAGCATCCGCCTAGTCTATGAGGACCCATGGTGGTGGACTGTCAGCATCAGCACTTCTGAGCGTCCCGCTGAGGCCCCTAAGCCGCCTGAGCGTAAGACTCGCATCGAGTCCTCTTCCGCAACTAGCGACAATGGATATGATGCAGCCGCACAGCCCGACGATGAGATGCGCGGAGCCGCTGCCCTAGCCGCAACTGGCGAGGCACCGGCAGAGTCTGAGGACGGCGGGATTCCGGGTCCAGCGGCCCTCGCCCGCTCTGCCAACTAACTCTTATTCCTTGTCTGCCCGCAATGCCATATTACTAGAGGCTTAATATCTAGTCAAAAATAAAAAAAAGAAAATAATAAAAACAAATAAAAAACAAAAAAAAATCAAAACCTGTGAGAAAACACAGTCGAAAAAAAACAACCGCCGACGTAGCTCAGTTGGTAGAGCGCAAGCCTTTTAAGCTTGTGGCCGTGGGTTCGAGCCCCACCGTCGGCACATTTTTTCATTTTTTCATTTTTTTTAATTTTTTTTTCTTTTTTTTTTCATATAGAAAATTGAAGATTTCACCCTAAACAAACCTTAATAGTAGCCGCACCCTATAACCATGAATTCTTTCGGTGTATACAACCCAAATATTTCTGAGGACTGCTATTCTCGTTCATATTTAAATTATAAATTATATCAAAAACTAGGAAAAATACATGCTAACAAAAGAAACTATCTAGAATCTATGAGATTTTATTTGGCAGCAGCAAAAGGGAGAGAAAATCACTGTAAAAAATTTTTCAAAAACAATTGGGACAGAGGTCACGAACATTCTTATCAGCATTGCTTAGGAAACGCATGGCTACAAAAAAAATATTATTTCAACGACCCTAACGACTATGAAATTTGCTATGAACGCGATTAAGCAACTTTCCACTTTCCTTCGCCGTATCTTTCAACATTACCAGATACACTTTTTTTTCCACCCAAAAACACACATCCCGGAGATGTGGCTGTACATCGCGCATAGCCACCGTCGGCCACACCTAAAAAGGTTCCGTGTTTATCATAGACCTTTTCTCCTTTTTTGATATGATTGTATGCATTAAATAGTTGTTTTGCCCATGCGAGTTTTGGCATCGTTATAGTTTTATGTATGTATATTTTTTTATTATTTTTTTATTCAATTTTTCACAAACAAACGGTCATCAGAAAATTGAATATAAATAAAGATAAAAAATACCCTATACACTACCACAAAACCACACAACAAAACAATCATGCCCTATTACTACGCAAAAGTTGAAAAAAGTTTTAAAAATATTTCTGATAATACGCTAGGCACATTTGCGATTGACAACCTTTCAACGTATATGTTTCTAAAAGAAACTCTCTGTGTTGCGGAGTGGTTTCATTCCATTCAAAATAGCATGGAAAATGCTAATAAAATCATTCAAATTATATTGCTCCAACCTAGTACTAAAAACGACATTTCAAATTCTGATGCTAGTTTTATTATTCATTTACTTCCCGACAAAGCCGTAAAATCGTGGCTAAAGTCGATAAAAAAAGAAAAAAATTGGGAAAATTTGTATAATGATTGGCTCGAAAGATTTGAAGATGAGGAAGACGACGAGGAGTCAGATGACGATGAGGAAGACGACGAGGAGTCAGATGACGATGAGGACGAGCAGGAGTATAGCGACGAGTCATCTTCAGATGATTCATCTGATGATGAGGTCAACAACGAAAATGGTGAACTAGATATAATGCCAGAACTTCATTATGAGAGAGGTGGATATAACTGGTTTACTCCCGCAATTACAGTTTAATTATGACTAATGATATACTGTTTTTACCCATTTTGTTACGATGCCCAAATATTGCGAATCAGAGAAATTCTTAGAATGACTATCTATTTTTTTTTCTGAAACTTCTGTAATAAAAATTTTTTCACCATTTTCTCTAAGATAAATACAATATTTAAAATTATTACATTTCACATCATCACTTTTAAATTTAATTTTATTACCAATATTTGATTGGATTTCGCTATAATAAGCATGATATTTTTTCATTTTTTTGTTAGTGTTTTGCACGTTTTTTTCCATAATAAAGTCGATATATTATTATCTTTTATGATTATTATTATTCAATTTTAAAAGAAAATTGAATAACAAAAACCTCAATTATTTTTGTTAACCCTAACAACAAAATGAAACTCTTTTTCATCATTCTTATACTGCTAGTTAGTTTTATCTACGCCACCACAACAAACGATATTATTATAGAAGATGTTTTTATAGATAATATTAATTATATCTCACATTGGAAAAATGCCAGTTTGGGATATTGGTTCAGAAATAAATTTATTTACTATTAAAATATTAATATAATAAAAGGCACTAAAAAAAATGCACTACTTAGGTTAAAATTGAACCGCTTTTAATCTAATAAAATTTAGGTACTTATACAGACGAATTATAGAAAATGGACCCTCAAACATGGATTCAAACAAACTGGCCTAATTGTAAGGCACTAGATGAAAACTGGACTTTTGCGCGTTATGATTATCCTGAAAATGCGCGTCAATGGATTCGCGATAATTGGGTTAAGGTAAGTGATGAAAATGGTGGTACATATTATGAAACGCAATATCACAAAGAAAAGTTTCCACATCTTTATGAAAAAGACAAGCCAAATGACGAAACCAAAAAAACAGATGAAAAAAAAGAAGGACAAGAATTCGCTGAGGAATTTAAAAAAACTAGTTTTTATGAAGGAATGGACGACGCAAATAAAAAAGCCACAGATGTGATGGCAGAACAGGGTATGGAGGCGGCTGTAGAACATATGTTTACTGACCAACAAACAGGTCGTAAACTTTCATATGGCGAAATGCGTTCTATGTATGGTTAACATATTGTAATACTATATTGAATTAATTAATTTAAAATTTTTTTATTTTATTGTGAAAAATTGAAAAGATAACTTAAATAAATTTAAATATACACCCTATAAAATATACAATGAATAATCTCATGCCATTTACACCCGAATACAACGAACGGATGAATGCTATATATGAAAATATTGAAAAATTTAACCAAAAAGATATTTCAAAATTTAATCAAATTCTACGAGAAAATAAACATTATAAATTAAATGATGAACAACTTATTGAAAAAATGTCGGAGTTTCATACATTTACACATGATTCTCTCGAATACCTAATTGGTGTCATGAATAGAAATCCACAAACATTTAATGGTTATGGTCCATACACAAAAATGGATGGTTATTGGAAGGGATTAAACATTTCGCCTCATAATAACTCTCCTGTTGAATTTCAAAAAAAAATACTAGAATATACTAGACAAATAGAAGAACAAAGACAATATATTGAAAAACTAGAAAGTGAGATACAACAACTAACTAAAAATCAGTAACTCACATTAAACATTTGAAACAAAAGAAACAGTAGATACATGAGAACCATTTGTTTTTATTGTAATAATTTTAATAGGATGAACTTTCTTTTTTTTCTTTTCTGTTTCATCAACACTATTTGCAATACAAAAACACAGTGAACAAAATATAAACATTATAACACCCAAAGTCAAAATTAGTTCTTCTTGTGTAATCATACTAATAATAAAGAGTATTAATCCCGCCGTGGCAAATATTAAAGCAATTCTGAATGCAATGCCTTTTGCAGCGGTATGCTGCATTATATGTGAATGTATAGTACATAAATATACTTTCATATTTATTTACTCAATTTTCTATGTACCATCCCCCTGGAACACCCTGATAAATGTATGAATATTTTAATTTGGGAGTTGATATATAATTATTTGGTTTATTTGGTTTAATTATAGTTACTTTAACAATTTCTGGTTTGTATGGATATTTATCAAAATATGTTTTTTTATTTATTTTAACATTAAATGGGTCATAATTTTCGTTATATTTTTTATTAAACCTTTTTGTATGCTTTTTTAATTTATGGCGATTATGATAATATTTCATTTTTGTTGCGGTTAATCCCATTTCATATTATAAAATTTTTGTATTTATACTCAGATTGAGAAAATTGAATATAATTTTAGGTATAAAAAATATGTACATTTCTAACATATCATGGTACATCACAATACTAATTATTATAGGAGGAACAAAGAACAAAGATTTAAGGTTCATATATGTCCACATTGCAAATTTGAAACAACCGGTCCAAAATCCTCATTACAGGCACATATTTGGGCAAAACACACAAATGAACAAGACAGGCCTTTTCAATGTCCCTGTACCGATTGTAATCGTGGTTACTCAGCGAAAGCAAATTTGCATAAACATTTAAAACAATGTCACAATATTACAGTTAAATTTGACAGAGATATTTTTGCTTACGCTATTAAAAATGTACAGCGAGTTAACAATATGACGAATGACCAAATAGAAAGATTTAATTTTTACCTCTTCAATAATGTCGTTTCAAAAAAGTTTGTTATAGATTCCAATTTAATTTCAGTGGAAAAAATGTACTATGATATGAGTTGTGATATAATAAAAGTTGAAGCATATACAAAACAAGATATTGTCAACTTAAAAAAAAAATGAGATATTTCTAATTGTTATTACTTAGAAATATAATATTATTATTTTTTAATGAGTGAACAAGATTTTTTTACAAAACAAATATTAACATATATGGGTAACAAACGAAAATACTTAACAAAAATAGATGAAATAATAAAATTAGTAAAAGAAGAATTAGAAGAAGAAAATATAAGTATAGCGGAAGGGTTTTCGGGTTCAGGTATTGTTAGTAGGCTTTTCAAAAATAGAATAACAGAAAATTATTCAGAAGAAATTAAATCATTTTATGTAAATGATATTTCTGAATATTCAAAAATTTTAAATGAATGTTATTTAACATCTACTAAAAATCTCTCCACTGATGATATTGAACAACTAATTTTGCATATAAAACACATGCGTGAATTTATATTGAAACCAACTATAGAACCATTTATTTCAAAATATTGGGCACCAAAACATGATAATAATATCACCCCAGAAGAACGAGTATATTTTACAGCAGAAAATGCAAAAACCATTGATAATATGTTATATTATATACATAATCATGTTGAAGACAAATATAAATGTTTTTTACTTGCACCATTAATAGTACAATGTTCTATACATAATAATACAAATGGGCAATTTTCGGCTTATTATAAAGATGAAAAAAAAGAAAGAGGGATGTATGGTGGTAAAAAAAGTATAGATTTAAAAAGAATAAAAGGAAAAATTCAACCAATGATGCCTATTTTAACAAACCATTATGCTAATATTAACATAAGTCAAAAGGATGTTTTAGATTGGATTGATTCCATACCAGAAGTAGATTTAATGTATTTTGACCCTCCATACAATAAACATCCTTATAATATATACTATTTTTTATTAGATATAATAGCGAAATATGATACAAAAATAGAAATTCCTGACAGTTATAGAGGACAACCAAAAAACTGGAAAAAAAGTAAATATTGCAGTTTTAAAAACGCAAAAAAAGAATTTGAAACATTAATAAAAAAAACAAAATCAAAATTTATATTAGTTTCTTATAACAATAAAGGTATAATACCTATAAAAGAGTTAGATGAAATGTTAATGAAAAAAGGAAAATTATATAAAATACCATTTGAAAATGGTGCTTATAATAAGTATTTGGGAATTGCTGCAAAAAAACGACAGAAAAAAGAAGAAAAATTGCAAGAATATTTATGGCTAGTTGATTGTAGAACTATTTCTTAGCCTTATAACACTTCCAGTAAAATGGAAAATCATAAATTAACTTGAAATCTTTTTCATCTTCAATAATTGTTTTAATTTTTTGTGAATTTTCACTATTTATGTATTTTAAGTAAATAAATGCTAATTTATTTTTTTTATCTTTTGAATAAACTACATTAATTTTTTTAATAATTCCTAATTTATATTTAATAAAATTGTCTTTAATTATTTGTTTTGTTACTTTTTCTTCTATTTTTGGTATACATATACATACAGAATTGTTCATTGATAATAAATTTATACATTCTATTATCAATAAGATAATATAATCAATTTTGTTGCTGCCTCTTGTAAAGACTATTCATCTAAAATTTAATTAGGTCATATACTTGTGCAAAAAAAAATGTTTTGCTGTAAAGAGACATATTATTGACATAATATATCTTTAAGTTTTTTGAAAATTGAAATAAACAATAGATATAATAAATATAATATTATCGATGAACAATAGATTTAAGAATTTACAATCCCCAAAAGAAAACATGTTTAAAAAAAAGTCAACTTCTTCAAAGACAAATCAAACAATTAGTAGTCGCTGGAGAAATTTAGATACACACGAAACCAAAAAAGATAATTTTAAACCTAATAATTTTAGAAACAAATCAGAAATAAAAACAAATAGTAGATG